TTCAATAATCCAGTTCTATTAAAAAGCTATAATGTAGAAAAGATTTCTGGAAGTGGTTTTATGGAAGTTAAATCAGATATGGAGAGAATAGAAGAACTAAAAGTAAGAATCTCCAACGATATTAGTAGACATGAAGAAATATTGTTTAGGATTGATTCTGCATTGGATATGGTAAAAGACCACAGGGATTATTCTATTATTGATATGAAGTATTTAAATAATATGAGTTATGAAGATATTTCAGAAAAATTAGGGGTATCACTTAAAACAGTTTATGGAATGAGGAATAGAATTTTAGGAGCTTTAGAAATACATTTTAAGTTACAAAGATTAATAGAATTTTAATAAAGGTAAAAACAGGGTAAAAATAGGGGTATGGTAAAGTAAAAAATAATGTGGTAATATGTTAATATATGAAAAGTTTAAATGAATGTTTAAATTTTTTGTTTCTCTCCCCCAAGAAGAGACAAGTTATAGACTTCTTGTAAAAAAGTCTTTTTTATTTTATGAAAAAAGGTGTATAATAAACATAACCAAATAAATGGGGGGGTTGAGAAAAATATGATGTATCAATCTGCAATATTTGAAAGTGACTTTTTAAAATATTTTAATGAAAAATATTCGATGAATGAAAGCAATTTCCAAAAAGCTATATTTTTTATAATTAATAAAATGTTTTCTAAAATTTTGGTTAAACCAAGAAAAGTTATAAGGCTTAGTAAATTAGAGGAAAATTTAACTGCTGATGAATGTTTATCTATTTCAAAAATAGAAAAGGATATAGAAGAGGGTAAAGAAATAGAAAAGTATATGAGTAAAGGAATTGAAAGAATTTCCAATATAGATACTTTTTTTAATCTTTATGGAATTTATCATTTTCATCTTGGAAAAGAAACTAATAATAAATTTGTGGAAAGAAGCCAAAATTTATTATTTATATATTTCACTAATAGTGAAGCTTATTTTATTTGTGTGAAAGAACATCCTGTAAAAGAAGAATGGGGAACAGTTGAACCTATAAGAGTCCTATATAAAGAATATCCTCAATTATTTTCAGGAAGAGTTATAAATTGTGAAGATATGCAACCTAAAATAACTAAAGATGAAGAATATTTTTTGTTATTTAAAAAAGGTTTAAATTGTCCTGTTAAAGTAGAGGATAAAACTTATATTTTGCCATTTGGGATTAGTGTCAATAGTTTAGGGCAAACCAAGAGTGGAGTTAATATAGGAACAAATATAAAAGTTGGAATGACTCGGGGAAGATTCTATAATCGTATATGTGTTTTTTTTGGAAAAATTAAGAATAATTGTTTTTATAAGTATGACTTTGAAGTACTAGATAATAGTTTGAAAATAATAGCTTTTCATAATATTTTTAAAACAGAAATTTACTATTGGGACTTTTATAGAAATTTTTTATTAAATGAGAAAGGCACAGTTATATTTCAATAATTAGGAGAACTCAAAAGGTTCTCTTTTTTTATTATAAAACTTGGAGGTGAAGTAGCATTGAAATTAAATGCAAGACAAAAGGCTTTTTGTGAATATTATGTAGCTAGTGGCAATGCTACTGATGCTGCAATAAAAGCTGGATATAGTGAGACATATAGTAAGACAAGAACTAATGTTTTATTACAGAATGTCGAGATTTGTCGATATATAAATGAACTACAAGAAAAAGCTAAAAGTAGTAGAATTATGACAGCAATAGAGAGAAGGGAATTCTTAACATCAATGATAAAAGATAGAGCTGTTAAAGATACTGATAGATTAAAAGCAGTTGATATATTAAATAAAATGGATGGAGAGTATACTCAAAAGGTTGAGGTAAATGGAAATATAAATTCTAATCCATTTAATGGACTTACTACAGATGAATTAAAAGAAATAATAAAAGATTAAAGACACTCATTATAAAGTGTCTTTAATACAAACTTTTTTAAAGTTTATTCCTAATGGGCTTAAAACATATGTATGTGGTTGCATAGAGAAATCACTTTCTTTTTTTAAGTCAGATATAATTTGACTATTTATAATAAAGTCTTTTTGTGAAAATTCATTTAATTGAAAATACTGGATCAAATCTAATATACCTAACCTATGTAAATTGGTAATAGCGATTGAGTTTTTTTCAAAATCTAAAAAATCAGGCATTATGCAAAAAGTTCTTTGAAAGATAGCTTGATTTTTTTTTAGGTCATAGCTTTGGATATAATTTTGGATCGCAGATAAAAATTTAGCGTCATAAGAACTTAATTGTTTAATAATTTCAACAAATGAATGTTGAACTATACCATTATAAGTAGAATCCATTGAAGCAGCTATAAGATTTGAGAACATTTCTCTTATTTCCTCTTCTTCAATATAAAATTTAGAAGCTTCTAAAGTTGGACCTAATATACTCATTTTAGGTTCTTGGAGATTTTCATCAGGAATTTTAGAAATTTTTTCAGCTACTGAAGGAATAAATTTTTCTTCCATAATCAATCTTCTTTTCTCAGACCATGAATGGATATAATGTCCAATTGCACCATTCCATAAGTCTACTAAACTTTTAACAACTCCATCAGAAGCTGCTTTTACAGTTAGTGCTGTTCCACCTGAAACAAGTACAGTTATAATTGTTTGTTGATCTAACATGACATCACCTCGAAGAAATTTTGTACATAACAAATATTATATCAAAGGAGTTTATAAATGTTAAGAGTAATTTTGACAAGTATTGTGACATCATATATAGTAGTAAAAATATATGATTTCTTAAAAAAATAAGGAGAATATATAATGACTTATGATAAAGAATTAATAAAATTAGAAGCTAAAAAAGAATTAGCTAGGAGAGATTTCTGGTATTATTGTAAATTACTAGGAAAAAAAGACTTTTACAATGATAAAAAAGAATATTTAAAAGATTTATGTAATCAGTTACAAAGTTTTATTGATTCTAATAAAAAGATATTAGTTATTAATATGCCTCCAAGATTTGGAAAATCTTATACAGCAACCTTATTTGTTCAGTGGCTACTAGGAAGAAATAACAAATTAAAAATTATGACAGGATCATACAATGAAACTCTTTCTTCTACATTTGCTAAGCAAGTAAGAGATATGATAGCAACAGAACAGACTCAAGGAGTAACAGTTTATAGAGATGTATTCCCAGATACAAAAATAAAGTATGGGGAAGCATCAATGAACAAGTGGGCTTTGGAAGGGAGCCAAGTCGCAAACTATTTAGCAACATCTCCAACAGGAACTGCAACAGGATTTGGAGCAGATTTAATAGTTATAGATGACTTAATAAAAAACTCTGAGGAAGCATATAACTCTAATGTCCTTGAAAAGCATATTGATTGGTTTACTAATACAATGTTATCAAGAACAGAAAAAGGTTTTAAATTAATAATTATAATGACCAGGTGGGCAAGTAATGACCTAGCTGGTTTTATTTTATCTAATTATGATGATGTGGTTCACATAAATTATAAAGCTATCAATGATGATGGAACACCTTTAGATGAAGAAACATTATCACTTGAGGACTTTGAGTTTAAAACTAAGAATATGGCAAAAGAAATTGTATATGCCAACTACCAGCAGGAGCCAATAGATATAAAAGGTAGATTATATAGCGAATTTAAAACTTATGTTGATTTACCTAAAGAAAAAATAGTAAAAATCGTTTCTTATTGTGATACAGCAGATACTGGAGAAGATTTTCTATGTAATATTATTTATGCAGATTGCAAGGACAGTGCTTATATTTTAGATGTTATCTATACCAAAGAAGCTATGGAAATAACAGAGCCACTTGTTGCTGAAGCATATAAGAAGTTTGATGTAAATATTGCAGATATAGAATCAAATAATGGTGGTAGAGCATTTGCAAGAAATGTTGAAAGAATTACAAGAGACAAAGGAAATTATAAGACAGTGGTTAAATGGTTCCATCAAAGTGGAAATAAGATAGCAAGAATATTATCAAATAGTGCTTGGGTAAATAATAATATCTATATGCCTATTGATTGGAAAAATAAATGGAGTGAATTTGCAAAGGATATTATTTCTTATCAAAAGGAAGGAAAAAACAAGCATGATGATGGACCAGATGCTTTAACTGGTGTTGCTGAAAAA